GGTGCGTGGCATGTCCATATGGCTACCGTTAAGCTCCCCTCCAGCCTCAAAGCTCGCAATGGGGTCGCTGTGAAGTCTTTTAATGTGCTTCGTGCAATCTGGCGCTCAGTCACAAAAGAGCATGGCGGCAACGTTGATATCTCAGCCCGCAAGCGTCACAGTCAGCGCAGCGCAGCACGTATCGCGGCCTACCTTTCAAAGTACATCACTAAGTCATTCGAGGACGGCGAAAAGTGGTCAAACCGGTGGACGAAATTCGGTGATGTGACGTTGCCCCCTCCGGTCGATCTCGGTGAGTTCGATGACATTGGCAAGGCCATGCAAAACGCTGCACTGTGCTACCTGTCTGGCCGGGTAGACACCATGCATATGAGCCGCTGGGGAGATTGGTTCTATTTCGCGTTTGAAGGCGGTCCGGATAGCGGGGTGCACCATGGCCCTGCCTAACCTAAACGCCGGGTTCGTTACCGGTAACGTCAGCGCCAGGCGTAGGCCTGCAAGTGATTCTCAGAGAGTTGCGAAATTTCGCTCAAAGCATGCGCGCCTTGATTTCCCTGTTTCTTTACCTATTGGTCAAACTCTTCACGAATTAGCCTTGCAGTTCGATTGCTCTAAGGCGGTCGTCGTGCGGTCCCTGTTGCGTTTTGCGCTCACAAACAGAGACTGGAAAAAACAAGGACTGATATGGAGGGAATGAGAGGTGCTGATTGGTTATGCCCGCGTGTCTACGAAGGATCAGGAAACCCATTTGCAGTTGGATGCGCTCGCTAAGGCTGGTGTCCTAGAGGTCAGGCAAGAAAAGGGGAGTTCTGTCGGCCCACGCCCTGAGCTTCATAAATTGCTCGCTGAGCTAAAGCCCGGTGATGTGCTCGTTGTCTACAAAATGGATCGGGTTGCCCGTTCCCTCAAAGACTTGCTATCCATCTTGGACCGCATTAAGGGCGCTGGTGCTGCTATCCGCTCACTCACTGAGCCGTTAGATACGTCCACGCCTCTCGGCATGTTTATGATTCAGATATTGGGCTCTGTCGCTCAGCTTGAGCGGTCAATCATTAGGGAGCGGGCGCTCGCCGGTCAGGTGGCTGCGTATAAGAGGGGTGTTCGGTGGGGCGGTCGCTCCCCGAAGCTGTCAGATGCTGACAAATTGGAACTGGTGAGGCTGAAAGAAACCGGGATGACTTTGGCGGCTTTGGCAGTGCGGTTTAATGTTGCAGAGTCCACGGTTTCCCGTTACCTGAACCCTCCGCCGCCTTCTTCTCGTCGAAAGAAGTTGCCAGTCCTTGGACCCTTGGTATCCTCGGATGAATAACGATGCAACGCAAGAAAAAGTCGGCACCCAAGGGCAAGCAATGGGTGCCAACGACCACGGCATTATCGAGCGCTGCCCCCGGATTCGCACC